TTGAATAGACCAAACTGAAATTGCATTTCAGGATTAGCTGCATAGTTTACCCATGCTACATCCATAACTGTTGATGTTGATGCTGCACCAATATCATTACCAAAGTTACCAACGATTTCATACTTGAAGTCTTTTTGAAACTGACCACGAACACCAAATCTAGCACGACGAACCTCTGCTAAGTTTTGATACGAATCTGTGGTTTGACCGACACTATAATTTGGTGTGTAGTGTCGATAGTCCATATGTAATCGACCTGTAAATTGGGCAGTGTTGTTACCGTCTTTGGATTTGAGTCCAAGTCCGTTTTCTGTAACTGAACCATCGTTTGCTCTTGCTTGTCTATATTTGACTGAATCGCTAACATCTTTGTCGATTCTTCTTTCAGCAAACTTTTTGTTTTCTTCTTTTTCTTCATATGCTTTGAGTTTGGCTTCATATTCTTGTTGAGTGATTACACTCTTCTCTCTTAGAATATTCAGTGTGTCCTTATACTCATCAGCATATGCTGGAATTACTGCTGCTAGTGCAACTACAATAGAAAGTTTTTTGAGTAATTTCACGATATATCCTTATTTCCAAATTGGGTTGTTATCTGGTCCACGGAAGTCTTTCTTCCAATTTTCTTGTACTAGCTTGATTACATCAGCTGGCATGTGGACATATTCCAATTCTGTTGACATCTGACCACCGTTCTTGTATGACCAGTCAAAGAATTTGAGAACTGCACGGCCTGTTAAAACATCAGGCTGTTGTTTGTGCATCAAAATAAAACTTGCACCTGTTGCTGGCCATGCATCTTTACCTGTCTGCCATGTGAGCAACAAATACATTCCTGGTGCATTGTTCCAATCAGCATTTGCTGCGGCTGCTTTGAATGTAGTATCATCAGGCAATACAAAGTTACCATCACGATTCTTCACTGCTGCATAAGGAATCTTGTTTCTCTTTGCAAATGCATATTCAACATAACCAAATGCACCTTTGATGCGTTGCACTTGTGCTGCAACACCTTCGTTACCTTTACCTCCTACACCAGTTGGCCATTTTACTGCTGTACCTTCACCTACAGTTTTTGCAAACTCAGGATTTGCTTTGCCCAAGAAATTTGTCCAGATGAATGTAGTACCTGAACCATCTGCACGATGAATGACAGTAATATTCAATGCTGGTAAATTCAAACCAGGATTCAAATCAGTGATTGCTTTATCATTCCACTTTGTAATCTTACCAAGATGAATGTTTGCAATAATTTCTGGTGTCAGTTTCAATTGACCTGGTGCAATACCATCAAGATTGAATACTGGTACAACACCACCAATGATTGCTGGAAATTGTACAAGACCTTCTTTATCCAATTCTTCTTTCTTGAGTGGCATATCACTTGCACCAAAGTCAACTGTTTTTGCCTTGATTTGACGAATACCACCGCCACTACCAATTGATTGATAATTTAGACCAATGCCAGTTTGTGCTTTATATGCTTCAGCCCACTTTGCATAGATTGGAAATGGAAAAGTCGCACCAGCGCCAGTGAATTCTGCTGCTGATACGACTGAAGATACTGCTAATAGAATAGATGCTAAAAACTTCTTCATGTTATCTCCTATGGTTAGACTACTAAAATTATTCTAGTGTAACGGAACCGTCACAATTTGGAATTTTTTTTAATAGTCCGACCATCGAAGATAATCAGACTTTATATTTAGTATTACGCTGCTTTACATTTTTCTCCATGCCAACGTTTATAATTTACTAAATTTAGAGTTTTACTACAATGCTCACACGTTTTAGTAATTCTTCCGTTATTCCATCCATCAGGTTGAGTATTAGTCAATACTTCTTTAGTTCCGTTATTATACCAGTTTTTACCTAACATCGGTCCAACTTTGTTTGCCCAATAACCAGTTTTACCATATTGTGGATTATTTTTGCCAGCATAAGACCTTCGTTTTTGCATACCTTCTTTATAACCAATAGTGTCGGCTGTTCTTCCTCCATCACCATCTTCCAATCTTAAATTCGCCCAATCTTCCGAGTCTATTATATTATATAAATTTGAATAATATATTCCTGCTTCTTTAAGTTCTTCTTTGGTTTGATATGTTCCTATAATTTCGGTGACTATATCATTTCCGTGTTTTTCAAGGTGCAATTTCCAATATTTTCCTGATCCTGTATACAGAAATGGGTCTTTTCTTCTGGTCTGACAAAGATACTTCAATCCTGTCTTATTGTGCTTTTTTATCATTAGATAAAACATTTTATCATCTCCTCTATGTTTATTTATAATTTATAAAACTTAGAAGAGATGATATGTTTGATTATGCTGCTTTTCCCCACACTGATTGCCAATCACCCGACAATGCACCTTTGGAGTAATCTGTGGCTCTGTTTTCAAAAAAATTAGTGTGAGTAGGAGCATTAATCATTGACTCCACCCATTGCAGTGGATTCTTTTTAACTTTGAACACACCTTTCAGACCCAAAGAAATCAAACGGCGGTCAGCAATATAACGAATGTATGTTTTTACTTCTTCGGAAGTAAGACTGCTAATACCACCCATATCAAATGCCAAATCAATAAACTTATCTTCAAGTTCTACCATTCTTTCTGCAATAGTATAGATTCTTGATTTGAGGTCATCGTTCCAAATTTCTTTGTTCTCTTCAATGTATGAACGGAACAACTTAATCATTGACTCGGCGTGTTGTGTTTCATCAACGATTGACCAAGTAATGATTTGACCCATGCCTCTCATTTTGCCTTGTCGAGCAAAGTTAAGTAACATGATAAAGGAACTGAATAGTTGCATCCCTTCGGTGAAAGCAGAGAATACTGCAATATGAGTAGCAGTAGAAGCAGCATCGCCATTCTGTGAACTAATATCAAGTACGTAATTATGTTTTTCACGCATAGCCTCGTATTCAAGAAACTCGGAATAAGTTGTATCTGGCATACCCAATGTTTCAATCAAATGTGAGTATGCAGCAATGTGTAATGCTTCACGTGCAGCAAAGCCCAATAACATCATACGAACTTCTGGTTGTGGAAAATATGGCAGATAATTTTTGACATAGCCACCAGCAACATCGATATCACCTTGTGTAAAGAAACGAAAGATATGCGTCAGAAAGTTTTTTTCTTCTTGTGTTAGTTTGTTTTTCCAATCTTTGACATCTTCAAGCATTGGCACTTCGGTGTGAAGCCAATGACTTTGTTCATGCTGTAGCCACTTTTCATATGCCCATGGATAAGCAAATGGCTTGAACGATGTTCTTTCGTCGGTTAATCTTGTTTGCTGCTTTTTAATCATTATAGATCCACTCCTTGAGTTCTTTTGTTGTTTTTGACCCTGTTATTCTTTTTACTTCTGTATTTTCATGTAGCATGACAAGGGTTGGAATATTACGCACACCATATTCTTCTGCTATTTCTGGATAAACATCTATATCAATCACTTCAACAGGCACTTTAGTATCAATCTCACCTAAATTTGCTGCTAGTGCTTTGCATGGATTACACCATGGAGCAGTGAATCTGAGTATTCGTTTCATTTTCCCTGTCCTCTATATCTTTTGTATGACCGCTTTTCGTGTTTACTCATGCTGGCTGTTTTTTTGATACCACCTTGCTTGGTCTTTTTGTGGACTGCTTTGTGACCACTTTTTCCTGGTTCTGTTCTTTGCTTTGCCATAATGCCTCCTGTCTATGTTTACGATACAACTCATGAGTTCTTGTTTCTTGCTCAATGTCTTCCAAATCTTCAATAAGAACCATCATTACTAAAAAGCCAATGCCACAAAGGGCAACACCAAAAATATTCATTATACTCATTGCATATGCCATTAGAAAAGCAAATACAATCATGTTTATACCCATTTTCATCTTAACTTTCTTCGTACATTACTGTATCTGTATCGCCTAAACTCCACTTTGGATTTTGCTCAACGACATATTTCTTTGTGCAAACTTTGAAGTCAGGGAACTTCAACTGTTTAGGATTGCTTGCAGCGTCCAAAAATAAACAACGATTGTTTGGCTGTGCAGCATATTGTCCATTATCTAGTTCGATGAAATTGAAGCTCTTATGGTCCTCTGGCCATTCAGCATAACTTGTGTCAATGACATTCAAATCTGGTGCTGAGTGGTCAACTGTAAACAAATAATTCCCTTGATAGAACTGTTTATCTTTGGCATAAAACTTTGCCGATAGATTACGCAGAAATGCTTTTTGTATTACAGTGAAATCATAACTGAAACAGTCCCAGATTTGCAATGTATCTAGAGGTAAAAACTTCTTAGGGTCAAGATTCTCTGAGCGTGATACAAACGCATGGAGAGGTAGTTTGTCATAAAGTGCGCCATAGTTTGGTAAGTATGCCTCTATTCTAAATGCTTGACCACGAATGCTTTTCAATGTGATCCAAATGCAAGGTTCGTATTCACCATGTCCTTTCTCAAAGTCATAAAGAAACTCTTTACGAATGTAACAATGAACTGGCGGTATGTTTGCTACTAAGTGAGCCATTTTTTATCTTTCAAGTGAAATTTCATGCCGATATATGTACCAACAAAAGCACCCAACACTGCTGGTATAATCATCATATTATTTGTGGTGTAATTGATTACTGCTACACCACCCAAAAATGTAATTGCTGATGCCCAAATACTTGCTGCAAATGGTTTATCATTCTGCACAGACTTCAGCAATAAAGTATAAACTATATCTGTAAACAACATACAGATAAATGTAAAAAAATAAGCCCACATCTCACTTCTCCATCAATCGATTTACAAATTCTCTGAGAAGTGCGTGATGTTGATTATCATTCCAGTGTTTATGTAAATATGGTTTATCGTACCAAAACTCTTCTGCTTCTAAATGTGGACCTATCAGTCCGATTTTTCCTTGGATGATTGCAGCAGGGTCTCCATTGGTATATCGTGCAACAACTTCATAGCGGGACTCATCTCCGATAAATGCAGTACCATCGTAAAAGAAGAATTTGCCCGGTCTGCCGTTCCAGTTACAATCCACTGCTTTGCTATATGACCTTCTTGTACAGGTGTTCGGACGACGAATGTATTGTTTGCATTCCACAGAGTCCACAATGTCCAAATAATTCCTGTCAGCCCAGTAAGCACCCATACAAATTCCAAGATACCTACCACCGTTTCTAATGTAGCGTCTGATACTTCGTTCATGATGTTTAAAGCATACATCATAGGAATCAGCATCACCGACACCGCCAGGAAAACAGATAAGATCCACATTATCAAAGAAATCGTCTTCCGTTTCATGTTTCGTGAATACCTTGTAATTGTAGCCGTTACCTAATGCCTTGATTACACCATTTGTTGATTGTACTGAACACTTAGGATGTTGAACGAACAGAGCAATTGTTTTCATCACTCACACGCTAAACAACCATCATAGTTATCTGAAGCAAGTTCTTTCAAATCAATTTCTTGAATAATTTCTCTTTCAATTTTCTTTGACACTTTATCTGCCTTTGCCAGTTTTTCTGAACGGCAGTAGTAAAGTGTTTTGAGTCCTTGTTTCCATGCTTGAAAGTGAACAGCATGAAGATACATTACATTTACATCAGGTCTAAAAAATAAGTTAATGGATTGTGCTTGGTCAATGTAACTTTGTCTGTTAGCGGCGTGATCCACAACCCATCGTTGGTCAATCTCCATACTAGTTTTGTATACATCTTTTGTCCATTCATCCAAG